CTAGTTTCGTCGTAGCAAGCTACGACAGCGGCGGCAAAGATCATGGATTCAAGCTCGAACGTAAAGGCATTTCCCATGGACGAGAACTTCTCGTACCTAAGAATTTGCCCTGAGTCCGGATGCTTATATTCTTTAGATCTTATGTCATCCAAAAAGAGAGCCCACTCGAGGGGGAGCAATGTGAAAACTAGCTCCCGCGCAGTAGTATCCGATGCCATCGATAAATCGATTGTGCATAGCTCCAGGGATAAACTCGCGCGAGCGAGGTCCTGATTGAGCTGCTGGTTATTCAGCTGGATACCGAAACGCTTCAGCCGTTGGCGTATGTAGCGGCCTGCTCCCTGTTGAACGAATCCGTTCCACGTGGGTTCAGCCGCTATTGTGCGTCCGGTTTTGGCGTTCTTTGGGACTACGACGACCCTGTTCTGTTCGATAAAACTAAACAGTCCAGGTAAAGCAGATAACGGACCGCCGACCTGGTGGCCCGCCACAGACTCGAACCATAACAAATCGGTTTCGAGCCATGCTTTCCCATAAGGATAAGCACCTGCAGTCGTCGAGGGAACTCGAGTCATCTTGACATCCACCCCTGTGGCTAAACGCGGGATATCCGCGGTAGCCCCAGGTCCCCACGTGCACAGCGACATGATACGAGAGAGATTTAAAGAGCCCAAGATTGCGGCGATTTTCCGCTGCATGCGATAAATCATTGCATGCTGCGCGGGCGTTACGCCCACGCCGGTCTTTAGACGTCTATTTGTCTCTCTACACATGTCTTCAGCGGTGTTGAATCGCTGAATTGCGACTTGCTCGGTATCAATGCCGGTATTTAGAAATTCCGCTTTCGCGAAGTAACTGATTACGGCAAAGTCTCGAGCAAAATCGTATGCTGTGTTGTACCACTCGGCCTTGATCTCCATCTGTACAAGCTGACTTACGTCATACTTATACCGGAGCCAAGCACCCAGTGATAGCCCAGTGTCTACCGACTTGCATAAGGCGAAGAACACCTCGTCGGCAACGTTAGAACGTTGATGCATATCGGCCTCCTAAAGATTGCGCTGTCTGGTTTACCAGACGTTCTGAAGAGCTTCCACCGCGTTAACAAC